AATGTGTGGAGCATCGGATGAAGATGAAAGAATTACTGATGTAAATGAACTTGCAGATCAAGCCATAAACAATCTAAAGTTTTTAAACTTAGGTTTTACACTTGGTTATTTAATGACAGATTTAGAAAGATCAGTATATTTTCAGCATCAGATTAGAAAAGATACTTTTAAAGAAATATCTATAACGCTAAAAAAATCTGAAGCAACAATCTACAGGGCATGGAAACGCTGTAAGTTACGAGGGGACAAGGCTTTAGAAGATTCAATCTACTAAAAGTGATAGTTTTATCCATATATATAGAGGGGTAGTTATGCCCTAACTCGTGAATAAATAATATAATAAAGCACGAAAGACAGAAAAAATAATGCCTTTACACGATGTAAAATGCTCCAAATGTCTGCAGACCGAGGAGATCTTTTATCAACCAGGAAGCAAGCCTTCCAATTATGAATGTAATAAATGTGGAAAACTTCAAGACTTCAAACCTTTGTTAAGTTCTCCTATAATTAAAATGGCTGGTGAAAGACCTATTGAAAAAGAGTTAGAGAGATCGGCAGCTGACGGATTGTTCTAATGCCAAAAGATTCTATATTAAAAAGAATAGGTGTTTCTGGTTATAATAAGCCCAAAAAAACACCAAAGCATAAAACAAAAAGCCATGTTGTAGTTGCTAAGGTAGGAGATAAAATAAAGACTATTAGATTTGGTCAGCAAGGAGTTAGTGGGGCTGGTAAAAACCCAAGCACTAAATCAGAGGAAGCAAGGAAAAGAGCATTTAAAGCGAGACATGCTAAGAATATAGCAAAAGGAAAGATGTCTGCAGCTTACTGGTCAAATTTGGTTAAATGGTAGATGCCTAATAAAGCTGCAAAGCAACGCAAAAGATTTAAAAAAATAGCTACAAAAAAGATAGCAGAGTATAAAGCCTTGAAGAGGCGAGAACGTAAGGAGAAAAGAAATGAAATATTTTAAAAGAAAAGATGGATCTGTATTCGGTAAAGAGAACCCTTCCAAAGAACAAGCAGAAGCTTATAAAAAAGATGGCTGCGTTGTTTGTAATTCTGAAGGCGAGTCGATAAAGAAGGCTAAAAAAGCTCAACGTGAAGTACATCGGTCAGAATAAAATATAGTAAAAAGAAAGAGAATCAAATGCCTACAGGAAAAGGAACTTATGGGAAGAAAAAAGGGAGACCAAAGAAAAAAGGTATGGGGAAATCAAAAAAGAAAAAGCAATAGCGTTTAATTGTGAGTTAGTAGGATTGAAAAATTTAAAGATAACTCATAACTGGCGAATTGAATTAGATACTTTTGAGATGGATCAAGATAAAGTAAAAGACTTGATAGACTTAATTCAGAAGCCTATTGCAATAGGGATTGTTCCTTTAGAGGAATAAAACAACACAGTAACAACATGCCTTTTGAAAAAGGAAACAAGATTGGGAATAGATTTAAAGAAGGTAATAACGCTAATCCCAATGGCAGAAGGAATGCAGCCAGGGATATTCTAAACAAAATTTTAGATACAGAAGTTGATGAAAGAACCAAGCGAGAAAGATTATTAAATAAGTTAGTAAACATGGCTAATCAAGGAAACTTGAACGCTATGAAAGAAGTTTTAGATCGCACAGAAGGTAAGTCAACTGAATATATTGTGACCGAAGAAGTTAAACCAATAAGAGTTTTAGAGTTTGGAGATGACATCTTAGATGAAAAATAAGGGGCTTATAAGCTCCTTGTAAGCTTATAAAGATAAAGATAAAGATAAATTTAAATCTAAAGAGTAAGATAAAGAAAAGATGAATGGAATTAAGATTAACAAAAGAGAGAAGAGAGATATTAAGTCATCCAGCCAGATTCAAAGTAATCACGGCAGGGCGGAGATTCGGAAAGTCGGTGCTGGGATTAATGTTTCTTTTAAAGGGGCAAATGTCGCAGGGCGAAAATCGTTGGTACATAAGTCCAACTTACAGACAAGGCAAACTAACAGTATGGCCAATACTAAAGTCAATTATCAGAAATCAACCAGACTGGAAGATCAACGAGACGGAGCTGAGTTGTACTCGGTTAGGTGCTACGATTGCGATTAAAGGAAGTGATGCAAGTGACAGCCTTAGGGGAGCAGAACTTTCAAGAGTTGTTCTTGATGAATATGCTTATCAAAAAGCAGGAGTATTTGAAGAAGTGATTTATCCTATGTTAACTACCACTCATGGAAATGCTTTAATGATTGGCACTCCAGATGGATTTAGTAATAATAATTTTTATGATTACTTTTTAAAAGGTCAAAGCGATGATGAACAATGGAAGTCCTGGCAGTATAAAACCATTGATGGTGGCTTTGTAGATGAAAAAGAATTAGAGTTAGCTAAGAGTAATTTAGATGAGAGAGCATATCGCCAGGAGTTTATGGCAAGTTTTGAAACGGCTGCTAATCGTGCAGCGTGGGCTTTTAATAGAGATGATAATGTTAAACAAGCAGATGAATTAAGTTCATACCAAGTAATTGGGATTGATCATAATGTTGATTATAATACAGCGGTTCTTGCTTGTATTTATGGAGATGGTACAGTTCATTATATAGATGAGATAAGACAGCAAAACAGTTCAACTGAAATGCTATGTAAAGAGATGAAGTCTAAATGGACAAAAGTAAAAGAATGTTATCCAGATCCTGCTGGTTCAGCCAGGTCTACAACCTCACATCGCAGTGATCATCAGATATTAAAAGATTATGGATATTCTGTTTATGCTCGCAAGGCACATCCAAGCCATAGAGATAGATTAAACGATCTCAATAGAAAATTAAAAGATGCTACTGGTAGAATTAGAATGACAGTAGATCCTAATTGTAAATATTTAATAAAAGATTTAGAACAAGTTCAGCGAGATAGAAAAGGTGGCATTGATAAGAGCAATATTGAATTGACTCATAGTTTAGATGCCGCAACGTATTTGATTTCTTATAAGTGGCCCATAGTTCAACGCATAGCAACCTCAATGAAATGGTAAAGAAAAAATGATAGTTGAAACTAAAGACCATGTAAGAAGTTCTTTAAAAGACTTTCTTTCAAATGTAACTAATGATAATGTTGAAGAACGCTATCGAAGTTTATCTTATTACGAAGGAATGCAAGGAGAGATGGAAACAGATTTGGGAAAATATTTTCCTATAAAATCTTTAGAAGTTCCTTTGATTGTACAAAATATAACATCTAAGCTAATTAATACTCGCTGTATTGGATATAAAAACGCTCCAGTAAGGCAGAATGAAACATATTTAGATCATGTAAAAGATTTAGATCAGACCATGCTAACAGCTGAAAGATTGACATATTTATTAGGGTCTCATTTAATCCGTAGTAGGTTTAATGAAGAAACTAATATGATTGAATATGATCAGATTATTGAATTTGAACCAATATTTGAAGCAAGAGCCAGACAGCCTTTTGGTTACATATATCCTATTTATAATCATGGACAATCAAGGACAAGTGAAGTTGTTTATGCTTATTGGTCTGCTGATGAGCATTTCTTAGTTGATCAGAATGGGAGCATTGAATCAGTTAATGAAGGCAATGTTAATCCATACGGAGTTCTTCCTTTTACTGTATGCCACAGGCATCCTTACACAACTGATTTTATTCGTAATGGTGCAAGTGATATTGTAAACGCTAATCTAATGATTAATCTATTAATGACTGAGCTTGGTTTAGCGATGAGATTGCAGGCTTTAGGTCAGCCAGTTATTACAGGAATAGATAATGCTAATCAAGTATCGTTGGGAGTTGATAAGCCAATGGTTCTTCCAGAAGGTGCATCATTCCAATTTGTTTCACCAGGTGCTAATATAGATTCTTATTTAAATGCTGTAAGATTTTACGTTGATTCAGTTGCTTATAATAACAATTTAAAAGTCAAATGGTCTATAGGCAGAGAAGCTACTGTAAGTGGTGAGTCTTTAAAGATGGCTGAGATAGATCTTACTGAATCCGTTATGTCTGATTATCAAATGATCTGGAGAGGTGTAGAGAATAAAAGATTTGAAACAGATAGAACTATATTAGAAACCCACAATATTAGAGTTCCAGATGAATATAGTGTGGACTTTAGTGAGCCAAGATTTCCTCTAACTGCTCAAGAAGAACGAGAGCAATGGAGTTGGGAATGGGATCGTAATTTATCTACTACTAAAGATTGGTTGAGAAAATACAATCCAGACCTTAGTGATGAAGAATTAGATGCAAAAGTATCAGCTATTGTACCAGAGAAACCAGAAGAAGTTCAAAATCAAACAACTTTAGCGGATATATTAAGTAGCTGATGCCATACTCTCCTGAACAATTTGGTACTAAATACGAAACAGCTTTAAATAAGATAGCTTCTTTGTATCAAAAAACTATTGGCTCTAATAATACACAAGAGCAGTTATTGATAGCTATTGGCAAAATAGATTTTAAAGATTTATTTGAGAATCAACTTGGATTTAAATCTGAAATTGATAAAGTAGGTCAATCATATATAGATGCCTTAAGAACAATGGATGGCTTTGCTGATGTAGATGAAACAACATTGAGAGCTTTAGTAGAAACTGACTTAAATATTTATAGGTCTAAATTTGATGATACTTATGTTCAAATGAAAAGTTTGTTTACTGAATCAATTATTAACGGATTGCCAAGAGAAGTTTTTGTTGATCGATTGACAAAAGGACAGTTAGGAGTGCTGTCTAAATCTCAAGCAACTTCATTATTTAACGATTCAATGGCTAAATTTAATAGAGCAGTCACTAAACAGATGGCTATTAACTCTCCTAAAAATAAACTTTATATCTTTACAGGCCCAAGAGATACAAGAACAAGTGATGAATGCTTACAAGTTATGGCTGCTGGCCCAATGACTTTAGGGCAAATAGGAATTAGATTTCCTGGAGTGTTTGAAAGTGGAACACATTACAACTGCAGACACGAATTCAGACCATTCACAAGCAAATCTATGTATAAGAAACAAGAATTAGAAAATCAGTTTGATGAAAGAAACTTAAATCAGGTGTTTAGATTAGATGGCAATTAAATCTTTAAATAATATCCCTGAAATAAAATTAAAAACTTTAGAAGATATTGCTGATTCTTCAGCTAATACAGTAATAAATACTGTTAGAGAAGTTCCAGGAGCAGCTACTAACAAAAAATATTCTTCTAAATATGCAGCTTATAAATCTGCTCGTGGTAGGAAGTCAAGACAAACAGGCTTTATTGATCTAACTTTTTCTGGTAATACTTTAGATAGTTACAAAAGAATTGGAAGCGAAGGATCTAAAGATAAGCAAGTAGTTGGATTCACTAACAAAGAAGCTTCTGGAGTTGCAGCAGGTTGGGTAAAAAAAGGATATAATATACTAAATAACAAAATTTCAAAGCTTATTGATAAAGAAATTGATGATCATATAAGTAAAAATTTGAAGTCTAACTTCAAAGTTGCCTCAGGGCAAACAAAAATAACAATCGGATAACTCACAAAAGAGGATATAAATGTCAGAACAAGAAGTCACTCAGGACGTAAAAACTGAAGCCATCGCTCAGGATGTAAAAACTGAAGCCGTAAACAGCAACGATACTGCTGATGATTATAGTGTTCCAGGGTATAGGTTTAAGAAAGTCAATGAATCAAATAAAATTAAAGATTCTAAGATATTAGAATTAGAGGCTAAAATTAAAAGTCGTGAAACAGAAGAGGCTGAAGAAAGAGAAGAATATAAATCTCTATATGAAGAAGCCAAGGCTGAACGTGATAAATTTAAAGATGATGCCCAAAAGTTCTATTCAATAGAGCAATCAAGAAAAGAAAGATTGCTTGAATCTTTTCCAGAGTCACTTAGAGAGAAAATGTCTAAGTTAGATTCTGAAACGCTGGAACAAATGAAAACAGAATTTACAAATAAAATACCTCAAGTAGATAATAGTGGTGGGGGAGTATCTGGTGGGAAAGTGTTGGAATGGAAAAACCTTTCAGACTCAGACCGAAAGAGAAACTTTGCTGATATTATGAGGAAAAAATAGAAAGATAAACAATGGCAAATATTACAGTTTCAACTGGTGCCGCATTTATCCCAGAAGTCTGGAAAGACGCAATTCTTGATTATGCTGAAGCAAACTTCAGAATCCGTAATCAAGTAACTAATGTTTCTGACATAGTTTCTGGCGATACTGTACATGTTCCGAGAATTTCTCAGGAAACTGCAGCTGCAAAGTCTGCTGATACAGCGGTCACTTATTCTGCTCAAACAGATGGTGAAGTATCAATTTCAATAGATCAACACGCTTATGAAGCAAAAAGGATAGAAGATATTGTCCGAGTTCAAGGATCATACGACCTTTTTTCTTTATATGCTAAATCAATGGGCTATGCTCTAAGCAAGAAGATTGAGAATTACCTTGCCCTTCTAATTCAAACAGCTACAGCAAATGACGTTTCTCTGGCTGCAGACAACACGTTTACTACTGCTCTGGTACGTTCTGGCTTACAGAAAATGCTTGACATTAATGTAGACTACACCAATGGTGATACGCACTTTTATGCTTCCCCAGCTGGTTACATGAGTCTAAT